ATCCGGACGATGTCCGCTTGGACCGCGAGGCCGACGACAACCTCTTGTTCGGGGCGGGCATCCATCGGTGCCTCGGCGAGCCGCTGGCGATGCTCAACACCCGCGTTGCGCTCGAGGAACTGCTGAGATCCACTAGTCGGATCGAGCTCACCTCGATGGGGGCCCAACCGCGGGATGTGTATCCGAGCAACGGCCTGCGCAGCCTGTCGATCACCCTCACAGCACCACCTGATGACCGTTCCCGAGACGGACGATGACCAACGGGGCCGCAAGGACCGAACCATGAACACGATCGCGACCTGGCCGGTCTTTGAGGCAGCGCTGGTGAGCCGCGAGACGGTCGCCGAACGGACCATGGCGTTCCGGTTCGCCAAGCCGGCCGGCTGGTCGTACCGCGCCGGCCAGTTCGTCGACATCACCCTGCTCGATCCGCCCGAGACCGATGCCAAGGGAAAACGCGCGGCTTCTCCATCTCGAGCGCGTACACCGCGGTATTGCTCTTGTAGGCCGCGCTGATGAAGCCCGGGAAGCTGTTCTCGATCTGCTCGATCTTGCCCTGGAGGGTCTGGGTGAAGAGCAGGCCGTTGGATTCTAGGAGCGCCGCCCAGTCGTCGAGGCTGATCGTGTTGCCCGGTGGGGTCGAGCGGACAATCTCTCCGCGGGGACGAGTCAGTTGTGCCAGAGCGCCCATCAGGCTTGCCTCACCAGTTGCAGGATGAATGCCACGAGAGTCAGCGCGGCGCCGGGCACGATGAGCCCGAGCGGCGGCCAGATCAGCGCGAGACCGGCTCCGAGGAGCACGATCCCGCCGTAGAAGACGCGCTCGAACGCATCGAGGCCGGCCAGGATGCGGAGCGCCGCGCGGAGCGCGGCACTGATGCGGCTCTGCTGCGGCAGTGTCGAAGCGACCAGTGCGGGCCGGGTGCGATCGCTCACGACTCCACAGCCCATTCGGTGACACCGCAGCACAAGTCGTCGTGTGCTCTCCATGCCCGCGACTTGGCGCCGGATGGCGTTCGACTCACGATCTTGTCCTCGGCCAGTGCCTTGGTCAAATAGACGCCCACGACATAGGTATCACCCATGTCGTACTCGCGGTCGTCGTGGATCAACAGCCAGACGGTCAGACGCTCCGGCAGCGTCGAGGCGGTCAGCGGGGTCACGCTCATCGGAATGCAAACATCGGTGGGCCCATCGTCTCAATGGGCTCAGGGAGCGTCATCGCGGCCTGGTAGGCGAGGACATCAGCCACCGCGCCGTCGATCCGGCCGTGGTCGTCGCCCTTGACCAGCACGTAGCGGGTTCGGCCGTCCTCGTCCTGGTCGGCGAGGCGGACCTTGCGCAGGTGGGCCGCCTTCACATGCCGATCGACGAGCGGGTCGCCGTCGTGGGTGTGGGTGCCCTCGCGCAGCCCGGTCAACCAGCGATCGACCGCCGGCGCGAAGCGGAATGCCTTGTTCGTGTCGAAGGCGAGCACGACTTCGGAGCCGTAGAGCGTCGCCCAGCTCTCGATCTCGGTGTACCAGCGGGGTGTATCGCACAGCATCAGGCCAACGTCGTAGGTGGCGAACGTCTCGGCCACCGCCTGATGGACTTCGGAGCGCGTGACCGACCAGTCGGTTTCGCCCCGGTGCTCGGCCAGCCAGCGGGCGAGTTCAGGCCCGACCGGACGCTCCCATTCGGCGATCTTGAAGCTGTGGCCCTCCGTGGTGCAGGCTCGGATGACCGTCGCGTCCTGGCTGATCGAGCCGTCGAAGCCGACACCGATCCGGGTCTTAGCCGGCACCTCGACGACCGATCGGCGGGCATCCCACAGCCGTGGGTCGACCGCCCGCCCGGCACCCGAGGTGCGGATGTTGAACCAGAACTGGAGCGCGTCCTCCCAGGGCGTCGCCGGATCGCGCATCTCGCGCAGGAGTCGCGGCGGGTCGCTCCACGGCGCGTCGTCGTAGATGGTCCGCAGGGTCACAAGAAGCCGTTCGTCGGGCCAGTTCGGATCGGGTTCGACCGGCGGCCGACGGGCGTAGTGGAGGACGCCCGGATCGGGGCGGTCGGGGTCGGAGTGCTCAGCCACCGAGCGCTCGCCCAGGATCGGCGCGTTCGTCGTCTCGACGCTCCGGCCACCCATCTTGGCGACGTTGCGACGGAGGGTGCGAATGAGCTTCGTACCGCCGTTGCGCGGGTTCCACAGCCACGTCTCGTCGGCGGTGACCTTGGTCAAGCGCTGGCCTTCGCGCGAACCCGCCGAGGCAGTCACAGGTTCTAGGCGGCCAGGGCGATCGCGCAAGTACAGGCGCGTCCGACCGAGATCGATCCGCAGCTCATCCGCCGCCCGGCCATCGTTGGCCGCGAGCAGCGAATACATCGCTCCGTACGTGTTCTCGGTCTGGTCCTCGCTGACCGCAGCGACCTGGATCCAGGGCGTCGGCCGTTCCCCGGTGCCCCACGGCACCCCGACTGGCTCGCCATCGGCATCCCAGCCGTCAAAGCAGGCCGGACCCACGAAGTCGATGATGTCGAGCGATCCGGCGAACGGGCTCTTGCCGTAGCCTTTCGCCTCTTCGAGGACGAGCCTCAGCCAAGGGAACTCGCAGGTGACCGGGTCGACCTCGTACCAGCGCACGATCCGGCGGGCCTGCTCGTCGGTGTAGATGAGCGGCTTCTTCTCATCCGCTGGACTGGGCAGATACGCGTAAGTCCAATCGAGGATCGCCCAGCCGAGGCTCGGGAACGGTCGCGCTTCGGTCGGCCCGCGCCAGCCCCGCGTGCGGTGGCGAACGGTCGGCCGAGGAGCGAGAGCGAGGGTCATTGCCCGACCACCCGGAGTCCGGCGTACTGGCTACCCGAGGCAACCGCGGCAGGAGCCTGTTCATCGGCCTTGGGCGGCGCCCAGCGCCGGTCTTGCTGGCCCTTGGGGGTGATCCCGTAAGTGTCCATCTGGAGCCGGAGCTCGGACGCCCGGTGATACTCGCCGCGCTCGACCTGATCGTAGAGGCGGACGATCTGGCGCAGGGCGGGCACGTCGTCAGGCGTCCAGTGCGAGGCGAACCAGGCGTGGAACCAGGTTTTCCAGGCAATGCGGGACGCGGTCAGCATGTGGGCGGGCAACGGCGGTAGGTCGCCGTGCTGCCAGCCAATGCCGGGCGAAGCCTGCCACTCGCCGCGAAGGGGCACGTCGGCCTTGTTACGACGCTGGGCCTTGGGCGCCGGACCATGGCCGGACATCAGGCCGCCACCGGGCTGTACGAGCTTGTACAATCCTGCACATGGATGTACTGACTAGTTCGGAGTTCAGGCGACGCTACGCCAGTCTCAAAGTGCCGACCGAGGTGACCGTCAACGGCCATGTCATCGGAACGTGGGCCCCATACGCGCCCGGCCCAGGGGACGAGTGGTTCTCGAGCCGGACGGACTTCGGAACGCTCGTCACTGGCGATCCGCCGATCATCGGCACGCACGGCAGGTTCGGCCGGCCCCGACCCGCTCCCAAGCCCGGCAAAGGCTGAGACTCCGAGGCGCTGCGATCGGGGTTTCTGGCGGCTTTCCAGCATCCCAAACTCCGACACAATCGTTGCGGGGTAGCCGAGGGTGCTGGGGGGAGGCGCGCATCGCCGTTGACATGCCACCCCCCCCCGTGCCATCCTGTAGGCATGATGTCCACAGCGACAAGAACCGACCTACGCTCGGTCGACCTGGTAGGCGTGGTCGAGCTCGCACAACGTGCGGGCGTGCGTCGTGTGACCGTGCACGCGTGGCGCGCGAGACATCCAGACTTCCCAGCGCCCGCGGCCATGCTTGCAATGGGCCCGGTATGGTCCTGGCCCGACGTGGCGCAGTGGCTCGAGACTCCGAGACCGACGGGGCGCCACACAACCTAGTCCGGCTGGCTACCCTCCCGTAGATAAACTCTTGACACCTGTCCTCATGTGTGTATCCTGTAGATAGCCAATCCACAGGAGGACAGAACCGATGACCCACAAGGCACCGACCGGCGCCCGTCATGCGCCATGTACCACCCATGTCGAGCACGCCTACCCGTCGAACGGCTGGCTTTGCATCGATGACGAGCCCGGCCGCGCAGATGCCATGCGCGCGTTTGCCGATCACCTGGTGGACGTAGCGGCCCGCCATCGTGTCGCCGAGCTCGATCGGCCCGGGACGATCGTCACGGACGCCGCGCGCAAGGTTCGCCCAGTCAATCCCTCGCCCGCCTCGACGTTCGATCCGAGTGGTCTGGTTTGGCACAGCTGCAGCGCCGCGGCCGCCGGTGTCGACCGCGGGCGCAAGGTCCGGTCGCACTACCTGAACGCGGCGGGGCAGTGTCCCTTGTGTGTCGACGATCGATGCGCCATGCCGGCCGCGCGTTGCACCGTCGCGCGCTGCGAAGGTGTCAAAGACGCGCCCGTGCACGATCTGACCGGCCAGAACCTGCACCACTCCATCACGCCGCACACGTTCGCGCCACCGGCCATCCTCGGCGAGGCTACGCCGCTCAGCGTCGACGATGCTCGATGGGTCCCGGTCGACCTGTATACCGCCGCGGACCATCGTCCGATCGATCCCGCGCCCGTCGCCGAGCCCGTCAAGGTTCGCAAGGCATCGCCCGCGATTCGCGCGTCGCGACGGCGCGAGCTCGACGAGATCGCCGCAAGCCTCGCGCACGTATCGGCCGAGGAGGCCGTACGCCTGGCGGATCTGTTCGCACGCAAGCCGCCCGGACTTATGGCGGGAATCGCCGAGCGGATGGGGCCCGTTCTGGCCGCGCAGCTCGAGCCCGTCGACGATGCGCCCGTAGTCGAACGCTGGAGCGCTTGCGCCGCCACCATCGGCTCGAGTCAGTGCACGGCTGGCACGACCGGCGATCCGGGTCCGCATGCCGTCTACGTGCACCACGAGCCCGTAGCCGAGCCCGAGACGATCGACGAGCCGGTAGTCAAGCCCGAGACCGTCCGGCCTCGCTCGATCGCGTTCCAGCCTGCTCCGGCCGTCCTGGCGCCCGTCCTGACCGTCGTCCAGCCGTCCAGCCGACCGACCTGCGCCCGGTGCGGTCAGACGTTTCGCCAGTCTGGCGCGGGCGCGGAGTGGCACCGCGTCAACCGGCCCGATTGTGCGGCCAGCGCGCGGCCCGCCGTCCTGGCCGCCGTCTAGCGTTCCACCAGCCACGGTAGGCGCCGGCCGTCGGCGTCCTCCGCGGCCGGTCGACCGATCGACCTGTATCAGCCCGAAGGAGTACCTGCTATGACCTATCGAGACCGCCGAGCCGCTCGCGCCGAGCGCTTGCGCGGATGGGCCGACACGCGCGTACAGCGCGCCCGCGCCACCCTGGCCGCCGACGATGCCCAGCCCTTCGCCCATGACATCGCGTTCTTGACCCAGCCCGGCCGCATTCCCGAGCGGACCCGGATGATCGCCCGCGAGGATCGGGCATACGCGAGTCTCAGCAAGGCCGCCAACATGGCCGCGCGAGCCGACAACATCGAGGCGGCCGCCGGGCGGGCGATCTACTCCGACGATCCGGACGCCGTCGCGCGCCTGGCCAGCCGGATTGCCGAGCTCGAGGCCGAACGCGCCCGGATCACCGCGTACAACGCGAGCGCCCGCAAGGCGCACAAGGCCGACCCGAGCCAGCACGTCGGCGACCTTGCGCTCCTGGACGACCGCCAGCGGGCCGACCTGGCCAGTATCGCGCGCCATTGCCCGTACCAGCTGCGGGCCGACGGCGCATTCCCGGCCTACGCCACCGGGAATCTGTCCGGCAGCATCAGCAAGCAGCGCGAGCGGCTCGCCGCGCTGAAGGGAGCCTGAGCCATGACCGATCGAGATACCGCCATCGCCGCCATTCGCTCGGCCCTGCGCCGTCGGACTGGCCGCGCCTGGAGCGTCACCGGCGGCCGCGGGACCGCCTGGGGCTGGATTCGGATCAGCGCGCCGCCGGCCCGGCGCACCGAATACGGCTGCCTGAACGACATCGACCGAGCAGCGCTCAGGGCTGCGCTCGGGCTGGACAAGGTGCACCAGCAAGGCGTGTCGATCCCTGCCGGCCTGGATTACCGGACCGAGTACATCGACCGCGCGGAGAGTCGCGTCCCGTCGCGCATCGGCGAGCCGTACTGGGATTGACACTCCGCCGCCCACGGTAGAGGCCGATTGCGCCTCTACAGCGGCCGGCCGATTGTGAGCCGATCGAGAAGCTAGGAGGACTGAACCATGAACACGTACACCCCGCCGACCGCTGAACAGTCGCGCGCCGCTTGGATCGCCTGGCTCGAAGGCTACGGCGCCGATCGGTTT